GCAGAATGTGCGGGACATGGCAGCGCGTTCTACGCCCGTCATAGCTGGATATTCAAGCGCGCCTGCCGATTTTGATGCTATAGTGAACCAGGTTACCACCAATTACACTAATGGCATTATCGTTTGCGAGGTTCTGAGTCCTCTCACTGCTTTGGTGGACAATTCGCCTGTTGTGGTCATAGTGGAGGTGTGCGCCAAGGATCTGGTGCTTTTCGACCCCGACTTGTACGCTCTGCGGTCATCTAGCGGCTTGTATACGCCGCTGTCGACAGACGATGCGGCTCAGCCCTATACGCCCCAGTCGTATGATGTTACGGGCGGGGATGCTATAGCCTCTTTACGTCAGTTGGTGAAGCGTTACACTGGGGAGTATGAACGCAATGTTTACGCTCCTATGGTCACTGCACAAGGTTGGACGGGTATCACAACAGCGCTAGTCGCGCTGCGGTTGCCTATTTGGCTTCCTGTTCCAGGATATTCCATGGACCCGAACCAAGGGTTGGATTTGACACCTAGTGGTGAGCCCATCAACTATACTTCTCTGGGCTTCCATACGTATATTTCCAAGGCCTTTTCGTTGGCCCGCGGTTCTATCCGTTGGAAAGTTGTGGTTGCCAATTCGGCGGGGAGCCCCACTGGTGCGGGGGGGTGCGCGACTTCCGGCGCCGCTATTTCCCGCTACAGCGACCGCGTCATCAACCGCCTGACCTTTTTGCCTGGGCTCCGTATTAATCCCGCTGCTTCTGCGGGCAGCGACCGTGGGCGTGAGGCAGCCTTGTGGCGCCGCTTCGACCGCGGTGGACAGATCGGTGACGGAGCCAGCAACAAGTCAGGGGCGCAAGCTACTTTGGATGTGGAGTTTCCGTTCGTGTCTTGCTTGCGGGCTTTTAACCCCCGAGAGGGGTTTTATTATGACGCTGCCGTTGAAGAGTCTGGGAAGCGCAACGCCGAGGTTACCTTCCCGCTTACGATATCGTCGGGGACCGGTTCAATGTCTGCCGCGACGGTGGACATTATGACTGCCGCTGGTGAGGACTTTAACGTCTACTGCTACACACATGCACCGGCGTTTTTGCTGCAGATTCCACCGGCCATTTCACCCAGCGTGGCGCAGGCCCACGCTCCGGACGACGCGGCGTCGGTGGCGTCAGGTGATTGGGATGTGGTGGGTGCGACCCGCCCAGCTTGGCACCATTAGCATCTTTATTTACTCGC